TAATAAATTCACTACTGATGAGATTGTATCTATGAGAGACAGTCTTGAGAAGGCTGTTGAAAGGCAACTTAGAGCCACTCTTAATAAGGAAGGATTCCAATTAGAGCAACTTACCTCAGGATTAAAGTACCCACAGACTATTGTTGATGCAGTAAATGCCAAGAATAAAGCAGTACAGGAAAGTCAAAGAGCACAGAATGAGGTTGCTGTAGCAGAGGCTGAGGCTAGAAAGCTGGTAGTTGCTGCTCAGGCAGAGAAAGAAGCTAATGAGCTTAAAGCTAAAGCATTGACTCCTGCAGTCCTACAACAGATGTGGATTGAAAAGTGGGATGGCAAGCTTCCTACTGTTACTGCTGGAAATCAGATGATTATGGACATTAGTAAGTTTAAGTGATATGAGTACAGTTTCAATTGTGTGTTATGTAGCAGTGGGTATATTATTACTCACTGTTACAGCTTTCGTTGATAGGCATACTTACTTTACTAGGTTCTATATGGATGGTTTTGTGGCTGACTTAAACCGTCCTGTGCCTACTCCTTTATGTGTCTGGATAGTCTTAGTTATAGCATATAGCATTCCAGTGTTTAATGTTTGCATCTTTATATTAGGAGCTGCTATATGGGGTATGTCTGCCCTTAGTAATGAGATTGCCTTTGGTAATTCACCTAAGTGGTTGGTAAATTTAGTGGATTTTTTAACTAAACCGACAAAATTATGAGTAGTACAATAAAATATCCTATAGTATTTTTTGTAGGTATGACTCTTGGTGCATTATGTATTCTATGGGCAAATTTTCTGGATAAAGAAGCTGACAGGAGAGCTGCTGAGGAGGTTCTTGTAGAGGAATTCAATGATGAAGATTCCATTAGTATTAGATGGAAACAGAATCATTTTATCCTTAATGAGGAAAACCTCTATCATGAGTTAATAGCTCAGGATGTAGATTTTCCTGAAGTAGTATTGGCTCAGGCTGTTCTTGAGACTGGACATTTCAAGTCTTATTCTTGTGTTCAGAGAAATAATCTGTTTGGGCTTAAGAACAGAAATGGCAGTTATATGACTTTTGAGCATTGGACTTTAGCAGTAGCCGCCTATAAGAAATACATACAGAAGTATAAGAGTCCTCCTGCTGACTATTACAAATATTTAAATGATTTGGGATATGCAGGAGACCCTAATTACACTGCAAAACTTAAAGAAATAGTAAATAAGAAATGACAAGAGAAAAAGTAAGGGATGAGATACTTAAACTAACTAATCCCAACATATTATGTGAGTTACCAACATCTTTCGGAAAGACTAAAGTAGCATTGGATTTGATGCACTCAAGATTTCCTTCTCTCGAATTTGCAGATTCTGTACCTCCAGTTAAAATACTTATTGTAGTGCCTAGAGTAGTCCTTATTGATAACTGGAAGGAAGAGTTCGTTAAGTGGGGATATGAAAGGTATCTCTCTTATGTGGAATTTGTTACTTATGTATCTTTTCCTAAGAAAGCTGGCAATTGGTCACTTATTATCTTTGATGAGGCACATCATTTGTCAGAGAGATGCAGAGAGGCTCTTCAATATTTTACTGTAAGTAATAGTATTATGCTATCTGCTACAGTAAGTTATAATATGAGAGCTGCACTTAAGGCTGCTTTCCCTGATTTATATGTGTACAAAGTGTCCACAAAGCAGGCTATTAGTGAAGAGATATTACCTGACCCTAAGGTGTATCTTATCCCTCTTTCTCTGGATAGAACTCAAACCAACTATCAAATTATCAAGAATCCTCGTCAAAAGATAGAGATAAAACTCTCTTATGCTGAGAAGTGGAAATATGCTGGTGTAAAGAACAGAAGGATAGTAATCAATTGCACTCAAAGACAATATTATGATGATATGTCAGCTATGATTACTTGGTATAAGAAAAAGATGTTCAATGAAACATTCAAGAATCTTTTCCTTCGTAAGTCTGGAGAGAGGTTGAAATGGCTTAGTGACCAGAAGCTTGCCTATATTAAATCTCTTCTAGACCATCTTGATAACCAGAGAACCCTTACTTTCTGTAATGGAATTCCACAGACAGAAGAACTTGGAAAATATTGCATAAACAGTAAGAACAAGTCTTCTGAGGAAAATCTGCGTAAGTTTAATAAGGGGGAGGTCAACCATATTACAGCCTGTAATATGCTGGATGAAGGTATGAATCTAGTAAACTGCAGAGTTGGAGTCTATGCTATTCTTAATAGCTCAGACAGAATGATTAAGCAGAAGCTAGGAAGATTACTCAGACATCCTGACCCTATCATTATTATTCCATATTTCAGAGGCACCAGAGATGCGGAATTGGTTGATAAGATGTTGGAGGATTACAATCCAGAGTTGGTAACAACAGTAACTAATTTAACAGATATAAAACTATAGATTATGAAAAAGAAAGTAAAGAAGAAAAATCTTTTAGTGGTGGTAGGAAAATCTATGATTTTCCGTCATGAGGCTAATGAGGAGCACAATGAGATAACTGTAGCTAAAGTACAGTATGCTATCCCTATGTCAAATATTACATTGGCTCTCTTCCCAGAAGTTTTGGCTCAAGTTAAGAAGATGTCTACAGGATTCCCTGAGGCAGACATTTCCTTCAACTACAATCACAATTCTCCAGCTTTCCTGTTTACTTGTAAAGGTATGACAGAAAGGAGAGGAGATGACACACCTAATCAGGAATTGGGTGACAAGATTGCATTGGCTAAGTGTGAAATTCAGGCATGTAAGATAGGTCGTAAGATTATGGCCACTATCTCCAAGGTCCTCAAAGAGGAAGCTGAGTATGCTCTTTCTGTTTCTGAATTCTACGGTAATCAGGTTAATAGAGGACTTTCTTATATACAGAAGCAGTAATTACTATGGCTACGAAGTTATATATTGATGTAAAAGAATGCGAAAAACTAAAAGTTCCTGTAGATACTGCACTCTATATAGCTTCTCTCTATCTTGGTAAATTAATCACACCAGATACATTCCAAGATGTCTGCTCCAGAGGATTAATTGAATTTGATGGCTTTACTTTAAAAAGGGAGCCTATTAATGCTAGATTGACTCCTACTGGAGCAAATTTAATAGAAAGTATATTTCTGAATAGTGAATTTCAGCTTCCTGGTTCTGACGAAGATAGGTTTGATAAGCTGGCTAAGAAAATGCAAGAGCTTTTTCCTACAGGCAGAAAACCTGGGACTAAGCTTATGTGGAGAGATAGCCAGGCTATAATAGCTAAAAAGCTTAAAACTATAGCAAAGAAGTATGATGCAAAGTTTACCGATGAGCAAGCATTAGAGGCTACTAAAAAGTATGTAGAATCTTTTAATGGAGACTACCAGTTTATGCAGGTCTTAAAGTACTTCATTTGTAAAAGAAATAATATTACTGGGGATGAAACTTCCCAACTTCTTAGTTACATTGAGAATGTGGGGCATGAAGAGGAACTTAATGAAAGTTGGAGGGATGCTGTAAGATGAGTTTGCGAGAAGAAACTAATCAGATGCTCAGAGCAAGACAGCAGAGAATCCTTAATGGAGGAGTAAATACTATTCCTTCTCCTTTTGAAAGATTTTCAAGAGATTTTTTAGGATGGGAGCAATCCACCTATTATATTGTCACGTCTTTTACAAAAGGTGGTAAAACACAATTAGTTTCTCACTTGCTCTTTGAAGCACTTATGTATTGCTACTATAATGAGAAGACTACTGGAGTGTCTGTGAAGATAATCTATTTCCCATTAGAGGAAACCAAGCAAAGGATAATGACTAGATTTTATTCTTGGCTACTCAATAGGCATTTTAATATAAGGATAAGTCCTTCAGATTTGAGGAGTTCTGATAACAAGAAGCCTGTGCCTGAATCTATACTTGAGAAGATAAATTCTGACGAGTTTGTGGATATTGTAGATTACTTTGAGGAACATGTTATATTTTCAGAGGAGTCTAATCCTACAGGTATGTATAAATTCTGTAAGCAATATGCTGAAGAACATGGCAAAGTAATTAATAAGACTGTTAAAATCAAGGATGAATTAGGATTAGAGAAGGAAGTAAAAGCCTTTGACAAATATATTCCTGATAATCCTGATGAGTATGTCTTAGTACTGGCAGACACAGTAAACCTTATTCAGACTGAAAGGGGCTTCACCAAAAAGCAGGCTATTGATAAATGGAGTGAATATTGCATTCTTATCAGAGACAGATATGCACAATCTCCTATTAATATTCAGCAGCAAAATACTGACAATGAGTCTATTGATAGTGTAAAGCTTAACAGAACAAGGCCTACTACTGCAGGATTGGGAGATAGTAAATACACTTCTCATGATGCCAATATTGTGCTTGGTGTATTTAGTCCTTTCAGATTTGGTCTTAAAGAGTATCTTGGTTATCCTATTGACAGATTCAGAGACCATTTCAGAACTTTGGAAGTCTTGGTAAACAGAGATGGAGAACTAGGAGGAATTATAGGATTGTTCTTTGATGGAGCTACCTGTAATTGGGCTGAACTTCCAAGGCCTGAGAATACGACAGAAATGGGGCAAGTGTATTCCTATTTAAAACATATAGAATAGTAGTATTACAGAGATTAATTATAAAAGAAAAAAAAAACAATGAGTAGAATTTTAGTTTTGGCAAAGTCAGGCTTTGGTAAGACTTTCAGTATGGGTAAGGTAGATGCTTTAGGTCATATAGGACTTGACCCTAAAGAAACCTATGTTATCAGTGTTACCTCAAAGCCTTTGACATTCCCAGGAAGTAGAGAACTCTATAAGACCACCCCTATTAATAATATGGGGGGAGGTAACAGAGTTATTACCAACAATCCTGAGCAAGTAGCAGTGGCTATAGAGCAACTTTTGCAGAGTCCGTTTAAGAATATTGTAGTAGATGATTTTAATTATCTCATGCAGGATTATTATATGGATAATGCTCTGAAAGGAGGTTGGGACACTCCTAAGAAGATAGGATACTTTATGGGTAAGATATTCTCTGCCATTGAGAAGTATGGAGATTCTGACAAGAATATCATAGTACTTGCTCATGGTGAGGAGGTACCTCAGCAGGATGGAAGAGTCTATCTCAAGATGAAGACAACAGGAAAGATGGTGGATGAATATGTCACCCCTGAAGGAAAGTTTGATGTCACTCTTGTAGGTAGAAGTCGCTTTGATACTGGCTCTAAAAAGGTTATTAAAGAATTTATTACCAATGAGGATGAATTTACTTCATCTCCTAAGTCCCCTTATGGTATGTTTGAGGATTTGTACATTCCTAATGACCTTGGTAAAGTAGTTGCCAGTGTAAACAAATACTACAATGGATAGGGAAAGGTGCTTAGACCTTTTGAAAAAGGCTTATGGAATAGGATTAAAAGGAAGAGGACTTGAATACAAGGAGATGCAGGAACTCTTAGAAGCCTATGTTTTAGACAATGGGCATGAGGATAAGATACAGTATATTCCTCAATTTATACAACACCCTCTTATAGAGAGAGTCTTAAGGATTATATTTGATTACTACATACGTAAATATCAAATTTATTCTATTGAACGTCCTAATCCTAACAGCCTAGCATTTTCTCCTAATATTATTTTGTTTTATTAACCAATATTCATTTTAATTTCATTTAATTTTTTATTAACATTATGAAAAAGGAATTTTCAAAGTTTTTCATTGCCAGTCTTAAAAGGACTGCACAGAATGTTTCTCCATTAGTAAGGAGAAAGCAGAAGCTTCAGGCAGAGATTGCAGACAGAGAAGCAGAGTTAGAGTCTATTCAGAAGCAGCTGGAGACCTATGAGGCTCCTATTAAGGAAGCTACTGGAGGTTATGGTACTGAGGACCTGATTGTAAGAACTGTAGAAGTTACTGACAAGACTGACAAGGATGGTAAGCCAATAAAGAGCACCAAGTGGAACCTCAAGTATCCAGACACTATAATTCCTCCTGTTGAGGAGACAGCAGATGCTGGTATGGAAATGGCTCCTGAGACAGCAGAGAGTGTAGAGAACATAGAAGCAGAGGCAGCAGATGCTGAGGAGGCATACATGGCTGCTAATAGTATTAACTCAAACATTAATGGTTTATAATTATGGCATTTGGACAGGGACAAATAAGTACAGAGGGTAGTGGAGTAAAGAGATACATTGGAGTAGCTAGTGTATTTGTCTTAGGTGTTAATCCCCTCAAGGAAGAATTAGAGAAGCTTTATGACCGCACATTGGATAATGCTCCTGAGTATGTAGGTGAAGTAGATATTAATGGTACTAAGGTACCTCAGGTAAGAATTGACTTTATTGTCAAGGCTGACCCAGATAAGTATCTTGATGCCAACAATCAGCCTCTCAATTTTGTAAGTAAGGTATCTCTTTTCTTAAGGAAAGCGTACAGGTATAACAAGGATAATACCAAGGTTCAGGTTATTGACAAATATGGTAGGACTGCTTGGGTAACCGTTGAGCAGGCTAAGGCTCATGAGATTCCTGTATACAGCAATGGTCCTGCTAATATTGACAAGGATTACAGACCTGCATATGTAGGTGAGGAGGAGCTCATTAAGTTCCTTATTGCATATCTTAACATTTCATCTTGCCAGAGGTATATTGATGGAAAGTGGGTGCTGAATGATGCTGACAAGTTGTCTGACAGTGAAGCACAGCTTGAGCATATTGAAGACTACTTCAAGGGAGACTTCAGTGAGCTTAAGACTATCATTGGCTATCAGCCTAACAATAAGGTAAAGGTACTCTTTGGTATTAGGAATACAGATGACAACAAGCAGTATCAGACAGTATACACAAGGATGTTCCTTAAGAATGCAGTTTCTGATTACAGCAAGCTGGATAAGGATGTAGCTCAGACTAAGGAGTCTGGTGCTTTATCTAGTTCAGAGTTTGACTGCACAGAGTTGCATGAGTATGTTATAGAGAGCACTAACTTCTCTTCACCAGAAGATGACCCACTTGGAGGAGGTTCTACTGCACCATCTCCTTGGGCAGCATCAAATTAAAAACTGTAAAAATTTACGTAATACATGGCATTTAGTACTGGGAAAGACTCAATATCTTTTGATGAAATCACTAGCAGGGTAACTGATGCAGACTTGGTTGCCTACTATCTTGGAGTAGTAGAAATCCCCTGCTTTATCAATAGCCCTTTAAGACGTGATGAAAAACCTTCTTTCGGCTTATATTCAAAAGATGGAAAGAGAATTTACTGGATTGACTTAGCCACAAGAGAAGGAGGAGGTATTTATGACCTCCTTGCTTCTATGTGGAATTGTAGTTATAAGGAAGTTCTCACACGAATACAAAAAGACATTAAGAAATTTACTACAGGAGCCAAGATTGATACATATACTCCTTGTGCTATCAGGGATATTACTTCTCATAGAAGTAATAATGACCTACAGTGCAAAGTCAGAGAGTGGAGACAGTATGATATTGATTATTGGGCATCTTATGGTGTACCTCTTGAATGGCTTAAGTATGCCGAAGTCTATCCTATTTCCCATAAGATAGTAATATCAGATGGGAAAAAATATGTATTTGGTGCTGATAAGCTAGCTTATGCTTTTGTGGAGCATAAGGAAGGCAAGGTTACTTTAAAAATTTATCAACCACTTAATAAATCAGGGAGAAAATGGGCAAATAAACATGATAGAAGTGTCATTAGTCTATGGACTAAGATTCCTGAGAATGGAGACCAGATTGTTATCTGCTCTTCCTTAAAGGATGCTTTATGTTTGTGGGCTAATACAGGAATCCCAGCAATAGCTGTCCAGGGAGAAGGGTATAGTATGAGCAATACTGCCGTCACAGAGCTAAGGACGAGATTCAGGCATGTCTATATCTTATTTGATAATGATGAGACTGGGCTGAAAGATGGAGAGAAACTTGCAGAACAAACAGGCTTCACTAATCTGGTACTTCCTCATTTTGATGGAGGAAAAGATATATCAGATTTGTATAAGTCTGTAGGTAAACAAGAATTCACTAGAATTATTCTTGACATCTTTAACCCTCCTTATATAGACAGTGAAGAAGACCCATTTATCTTACCATTTGATTAAGTAAACACATTTAGAATTATGACTAGACAAGAGTTGTATAAGAAGGTCAAGGAACTTGGTATATCCAAGGAAATTGAAAAGAAATTCGGTCAGAATTTCACAAGAGTGAGTAATGTAAACCTTGAGGGCTTTATTAACAGCTATAAGGCAAAGAAGTCCCCAAGTAAGAAGAGTGCTCCTAAGAAGAAGGCAGATGAGACAGTGGCTAAATTATTTATTAAGTTAGTCAGCCTTCTTCAGTTGAAAAAGTACTTAACTGCTGCAGAAGCAGATGAAGTACTTAAGATGCTTTAACACTAATTAAGGAGAGGTAAATTTTTACTTCTCCTTATTTTTTTTTAATTTAACTATGATAGTAAATACTGAATTAAGTCATGATGCAGACTACATAGGTGACATACAGGAAAACAGAGTAGGAATAGATAAGAGCAATGTAGGCTTTATTACTACTCTCTTGACTTCAAATCTGTATTCACGACCTCTTGAGTCTTTCTTCAGGGAAACTGTGTCTAATGCCTATGACTCTCATGTAGAGGCAGGAACTAATGAGCCTATACTACTTCTTATAGAAGATACTGATAAATATGCTACCTATCGAATTTCCATTAGGGATTATGGAGTAGGAGTCAGTCCTGAAAGGTTTGAGAAGATATATAGGAATATAGGTAGTTCTACTAAACGTGAGAGTAATGATTTTATTGGAATGTTTGGCATAGGAAGATTCAGTTGTCTTTCTTGTGCTGATGTTGCACATGTTACCTCTTATTATCAGGGAACTAAGTATTCCTATGTGATGTATAAGAATGGTGGAGGAATCAATATTGACCAGTTATCTGTCACAAAGGGTGATTATAAGAATGGGCTTGAGGTCTCTGTCACAGTCTATACATATAATGATAAGATAGAAAAGGCTCTCTTAGGCATATGTCTGTTTGATAAAGTGCATGTGTCATATAAAGGAGAAAACTCCAGCGTGAAATCTATAGTTGCCAGATATAATCACAGGACAATAGTACATTATAAGACCTTTTCACGTTGTTCCCTGTTATGGAAGTACGATAATTATTTTAAGGTAGGTAAAGTTTTATATGAGGGTACACCTGAAGGATTAGCTACTAGACAAGGTCTTATAGTTGACCTTCCTATGGGAAGTGTGGATATTACCCCTAACAGAGAAGCATTGCAGTACACTGCCTTTACAAACGATACTATTAAGACTCAGGTGGAGACAGTAAAGCAAGAATTACAGGACATTGTCAATACTACTGTAGGAGGGGATATGTCCTTACAATCCTTCTTTGAATACTTTGTTGATGGAAATGAGTACGTGGTTCCCTCTATTATTGATGAAGCTCAGCAAGTGTATGGAGCTACTAATGATGATGAGTTGCAGAAGGCCTTAGAACCACTTCGTGTAAACCCTGCTGATGTTCAGATAGACTTTTCCAAGACTACTATTGACGGAGAATCCCTACCTTCGGAATACTCCAGCTTTTTGAGGAATGTTGCTTACTATAGTATTCCTCCTGAGCTTATTCATAAAACACTTTCACCAAACAGGAATAGGGCAATTTTCCGACGTGATTTCCGTTATTTATTTTTGGGAAGATTTGTTTTAATAAACAAAGAGGATAAGGTTACTAAGCAAGTTACTTTACGCTATACCTCAGATAACTTATCCAGTTATGGAGTCATTCTTATCTATGAAGGACTTGTAAAGTTGAAGGACTTTATTAAGGGTGCGATTTATGGGCATAAGGCAGGTCTAGTCTTGGATACTCTTATAGACTTTACTTTCAAACATCTTGCTATTCAGTCAATGTCTAATGATTCAGTTCCTCAAAGTTATATTGATGAGTATAGGGACTTGCAGAAAAGTAAAAAGAAGAAGGTAGATACTCAAGGTTTGGCTATCAGAAGATACGTCTATGATGGATATAGAATATCCCGCTTAGACCATCTTCCTAAAGAAGGATTGGTCCTTTATACTAGTCATACTAAGGATGATTCAAACTTGCGAAAATTAAGTGACCTGCTACTTCGTAATGAGAGTATTGCTGCCGTAATCACTGTTAAAAAAGAAGCCATCAAGTTGCTGGAAGGTAACAAGAGATTTATGACTGTTGAGAAATTTCTCATTGCCAAAAATAAGATATTAACTAAGTATGTTACTTGTGCAGTCATACGAAAAAAGTTTGCCGATATAGGCAGTAAAGTGGATAACTTCAAATCTTTACCTATATGGAGACAGTTCCGTAAAAAGTATGAAAATGAGCTTGATATGACAGACTTTGCTGGATATAATAGTATGAGTGAAGAAATCCTAAAGTACTATGAAAGCAGGGGTTGGGTTAATCAAGCAGACATTGATGAATATTCACTTAATGCAGAGGAAGTAGGGGCTCTTACATATTGGCAGAACCTTGAAACTTATAAGTATAAGATTGTAAAGTTTATGGCTTATAAAAAGTATGGAAAGAAACCTAAGATTGGATTACGTTATGAACCTTTTAAAATAGATTAATATGATTGTATTTAGAAAAGCAGATTATGTACAGATTGAATTCTCTGATGGAAGCATTTTCAGCACAGATGAATGTACAGATTCTATGTGGGAGTTTATAAAAGCCCACAAAGAAGATGAAGAAGCAATCAAGAAGGAGTTTGTCAAAGACCAAGTAGACGGCTCTGCTCTTCTTGAAAAAGTACGAGAGTCTAGGATTCTCAATCTCAGAGGTAACTCTGTTTACATGCTCAGTGTTTCAGAGCTTAGTATTCCTGAGGATTTTGTAGCTAAGATTATAGAGGCAGAAGAGAAAGGAGATGAGGCAGAGCTTACCAAGTTCAAGAACTTCTGGACATTGGTATCTCTTAATCCTGATTCTAGAGTTAGGAATAACTTATTCTGGTTTATCAGAAAATGGGATATGCAGATTACTGAATCAGGTCTTATTATAGCCTACAGAAATGCTGACATCAAGAGTGAGGCTAAGTACTCTACTGATGAGGTAAAAACTATTATCAACACCTATTATCAAGAGAAGTATATTAATGGCAATAACCCTTATGAGATTACAGTAAAGGGACTTAACAAAACTCTTGGAGAAGCGTATGATGAGATTGTCAATGGAGGAGATTCTCCAGTTTATACAGACCAGCATAGTCATACTACTGAGATAAGATTAGGACATCCTGTGACTATGCCTAGAGAAGAGTGTGATGCTGAGCAGGAGCATAGTTGTAGCAGTGGACTTCATTGTGGGGCAAAGGGATGGCTTAAGCAGAATTACTTTGGTACAGTAGGCCTTCAGGTTCTTGTCAATCCTGCAAATGTAGTAGCCGTGCCTACTATAGATGACTATGGCAAGATGAGGACCTGTGAATATTTCCCTATTGCTATCATTGACTTTGATGAGTCTGGAGATGTTATAGAGGGACCTCACAGCCTGCATAATGATGTTGCATATCTTAGGGAAATAAGGTATGATGGCACTATCAACAATGAGGATATTGATGGCTATGAGATTGCCCAGTCCTTCCTCAATAGGGAAGCTATGTATGATAACATATTGGCTAGTTTAAATGAAGTTGAATGAGTATTTTGGGGATTGGCTGCAGGTCATTGATATTAATGAGCTTAATAAAGCTGTGTCTAAGTTGAACATTGTTTGTAAGACCAAACCTATAGCACCTGAGTATAAGGATGTCTTCAAGGCATTTACCTTATGCAATATGCGTGACTGTAAAGTTGTTTTTCTTGGACAAGACCCCTATCCCCAAAAGGGAGTAGCTACAGGAGTATTATTTGGTAACAAACCAGATACTCCTGTACTGTCTCCTTCTTTGGAGATAATAAAAGAAGCTGCAATTAACAATGAGATTTCTCATCCTCCCCTTAAGTTTGATGTTACCTTAGAGTCTTGGGCTAAACAGGGCATACTTATGTTGAATTCTGCATTGACATGTGAGATGAACAAACCTGGCAGTCATGCAATGCTGTGGAGACCTTTTGTAAGTAAGCTACTGCATAATCTTAGTAATAGCAGCCCTGGATTAATATATGTGCTATTCGGAGAGCAGGCGCAGACCTTTGAGCCTTACATAAATAAAAGGCTCAGTAGTATTATTAAGGTACATCATCCTGCTTATTATGCAAGGACTCACACTAAGATGCCCTATTGGGTATTTACCGAACTTAATAAGCAGGTAAAGTATAACTTTGGAGTATCTTTTAAATGGTATGAGGAAATATTAACCTGATTTACAATGGCAAATAAAAAGATAATAAATGCTACTGGAGTCAGTATTGCTGGTATAGACTTTAAGTCTAAGCTGGAAGGTTCTTTTTATAAAATTCTATTAGAAAATGGGATAACTCCTGACCATGAAAGCAGGGTTTTTGAGTTTGTTCCAAGACTCAGACCTTCAATCCCATTCTTCAATAGGGTAGGAAAGACATTCAAGTTGGAAATGAAGCCTTTACAGCCAATTACTTATACTCCCGACTTTACTTTTGAATATGATGGAATGCTGATTATTATTGAAGCTAAAGGATTTGAGAATGATGTGTTCTATCTTAAGAAAAACTTATTTAGAAGGCACCTGGAAAGTCTCAGTCAATATTCTATGTATTTTGAAGTAAGGACCCAGAAGGAACTTCGAGAAGTAATAAAGATTATTAAAATGGAAAGCCCTCAAGTACGAAAAATAAGAAAGCAGCTTCCTCATTTACCTGAAAAAGATATACCTCTAGGTAATAAATTTCTTCAAGATAGAAATTGGGAAGAGCTGCATAATCTAGTAACTTCCGCTATAAAGAGAGTGGAAAAGGCTACACTAAAGGGAAGTAACAAATATGCTGACATAGATTTAGCCTCTTTATATAACTTGGCATCTGATGTCCTAAACTACACAGAGTAATATGGAAGATATAAAGAACCTTTATGAGATTAGTTGGCAAGTAGATGAGCCTACCTATAGGGCAGATGAAGCACTATCCTACAGTACTATAGCTAAGTTTGCCAGAGAAGGCTTTAATAAGCTGGATTCCTTATTTGACAGGATAGAAACTCCTAGTCTTTCTTTTGGTAGTGCAGTAGATGCGCTTATTACTGGTGGTCAGAAAGAGTTTGATGCAGGCTTTATGGTGGCAGATTTTCCTCCTATTACAGACTCTGTAGAGAAAATGGTAAAGATATTGTTTGATGAATTTCATGTTACACATAGGACATTAAACGATATACCAGACATTGAAATCATAGGAAGAACTGAAACCTATAAGTATCAGCTTAACTGGAAACCAGAAACCAGAGCTAAGGTTATCAGAGAACAAGGAGGAGAATACTATGCCCTTATGTATGCAGCTAATGGCAGGAAGATACTTGACATAAAGACTATGGAACAAGTAACTGCTGCTGTTGAAGCTCTTAAGAACAGTCCTTCCACTAAGTTCTACTTTTCTCCTAATAATCCTTTCAATAATAAGATAGTAAGGGAATATCAGCTTAAGTTTAAGGCTACCTTAGATGGTGTAGACTATAGGTGTATGGCTGACTTGCTGTTGGTCAATCATGAAGAAAAGACAGTATATCCTATAGACCTTAAGACAAGCTCCCATACTGAGTGGGATTTCTTTGAGTCTTTTGTACAATGGAGGTATGACATCCAGAGTAGGCTATATTGGAGAATAATAAGAGCCAATATGGATAAGGACCCTATATATAAGGACTATAAGCTTGCTGACTACAGATTTATAGTAGTAAACAGATATACCCTTACTCCTTTGGTTTGGAAATTTGAAGATACTCAGAAGACAGGCACTTTACTTTATGGTAAAAACAAGCAGATTGAACTTAGGGACCCTGAGAGTATAGGGCAAGAGCTCCATAATTATCTCTCTTCAAGACCAGCAGTACCAGTTGGAATAGAGACAATGGAAAGTAACAGTATTACAGAATGGTTAAATAACATAAGCTAATGGACGTAATAAAAAGAGATGGAAGAAAAGAACCTTTTGATGTCAAAAAGATACTCAATGCAGTAAGAAAGGCATATAAAGCTTCTAAATTAACTATGTCTCCAGAAGTAGAGACAGCTTTGAAGACTCTTTTCACAGTAGGAGACACTATTGATATTGAGGAGATTCAGGACAAGGTGGAAGAGGTTCTCATGCATGATAACCCAATATTGGCAAAGTCTTTTATCCTCTATAGACATAAGCATAAGAGGAATAGGGATTGGGTTAATGAAAAAATGGCTTTTATACAAAGGTATAAAGAGTCAGGAAATACTGCAGACGCTACTATTGATGACAATTCTAATGTAGCTAGTAAGAATATAGGTATTCTAAATAATGAAATTCATAAACCTGATAATATTGATATTAGCAGGGGTATGATAGTGAGGAAACTCAAAGAGCTATATCCAGATTTTGAATCTAAAACCTATATTAAGGATTTAGAGCATCATATTATATATAAGCACGATGAGTCCAGCTTTGCTGGAGCAGTAGCTCCTTACTGTTGTTCTATAAGTATGTATCCTTTCCTTAACAATGGTATTAAGGATTTAGGAGGATTATCAGCATCTCCGAAGAACCTTGATTCCTTCTGTGGAATGTACATCAACCTTATATTTGCAGTAGCTTCTCAATTTGCAGGAGCTGTAGCCACTTCTGAGTTCTTGGTGTATTTTGATTATTTTGCAAGAAAGGAATGGGGAGATAACTATTACCAGAAAGGAGATGTTGTAATAACTTCTGAGCATTGTCACAGGAAGAAGACTATCAAGAGTCAGATACACCAGTATTTCCAGCAGGTTATTTATAGTATTAACCAGCCTGCAGCAGCTAGAGGTATGCAGGCTGCTTTTGTCAATTTCAGTTATTTTGACAAGCCATTCTTTGATGGTATGTTTGGTACATTCTATTTCCCAGATGGCACACAAGCTAAGTGGGAATCAGTTAAATGGCTTCAGCAGGAATTCATGCAGTGGTTCAATCAGGAGAGACTTAAGACTATCATTACTTTCCCCGTAAACAAATCTGCGGCATAGTAAAGTAATTTACTATGAAAACCTCTTTAATTGCTGAAAAATCTGGTATAAAGTTTGGAAATGTGAAAAATATTTTGTAACTTTGCATCAGATAATTAGCAGCCAAGATTAGATATGAAAGAAATTTGGAAAGAAATTAAAGGCTATGAGGGAGCTTATGAAGTGAGTAATTTAGGTAACTTCAGAAGTAAAGATAGAAAAGTTCCTTGTAGATGGGGAGGTTCAAGGACCTACCCAGGAAAGTCTCTTAAGACAGAAACTATTGTCGAAGGGTATCAAAGAATAGTATTAATGAAAAATGCTATCAAGAAAAGGTATATGTGCCACAGGTTAATAGCCGAAGTATTTATACCTAACCCAGATAATAAGCCATTTGTAAATCATAAAAATGGTGATAAAGCAGACAATAGGGCTTGTAACCTAGAATGGTGTACTCAATCAGAGAATGAATTACATTCTCATAGAAAACTAGGTAACACCATGAAAGGTAAGACTTTCTCCAGAAAAATATTATGTTTATCAGATAATATACAATATGCATCAATGTCTGACACTGTAAAAAGTATAGGTAATAATGCTTGTATAGAGGGTCTAAAGAAAGCAATAAAAGCTAATAGACTTTATCATGGTAAATATTATTCTTTTATCTAATAAGGTTCAGAGACTATCCCTTATGGGAGTACACTCAAGTGAGTGGAAATGGGAGGCATCCTAATTTTAGGATGGTGATATAGTCCAATCTCATAGGTGACTATGAGCAGTTCATAAGAGAACGACATAAGATTAACGAACTTATGTGAATACAATGGGAATCAGTAACTTTATTATATAAAGATGGAAAGTTTGAGGATGAGGAAATGGCTAAGTTTGTTGCTGAAGAGTATGCAAGAGGCCATAGTTTCTTTACTTATATCAGTGATAGTGTAGATAGTCTGTCAAGTTGTTGTAGGCTTAAGAATAAGATACAGACTCATGAATTTAACTTTACCAATGGTAACATGGGTGTAGAAACTGGCAGTAAGTCTGTCATCACCCTTAATCTCAATAGGATAATACAGGATTATTGTCGTGCAGCTAAATATGGCAAAGGAGCATATGTTAATCATGAGAATGATAGGGAAGTTCTCAAGGCTGGTGTCAAGGAGTATCTTATTGAGATTCTCGAAAGAGTGTATAAGTATCATCATGCCTATAATGAACTATTGTGGGATATGTATGATGCTGATTTACTTCCTGCATATAAAGCAGGCTTTATTGCCCTTAATAAACAATACCTTACTATAGGAATTAATGGTCTGAATCAAGCTGCTGAATTTTTAGGTATAGAATGTACTGACAATGAGGAATACAAAGAGTTTTGTCAGATGATATTCAGTACTATTAAGGAGCAAAATACTCTTCACAGTACCACTAAAGGCCATAAATTAACTTTTAATACAGAGTGTGTGCCTGCCGAAGGACTTGCAGCTAAGAACTACAACTGGGATAAGGAAGATAAATATTGGGTGCCTAATGACACTAATCTGTATGCTAGTTATATCTTTAAGCCTAATGACCTCAACACATCTGTATTAGAGAAGATTAGACTACATGGTAGAGAGTATATAGGTGATTTCTTGGATGGAGGTTCTGCTGCTCATTTAAATCTTGACCATCATCTTGATAAAGAGCAGTATACAAAGTTACTGCATTATGCTGCAGAGAATGGTTGTCAGTATTTCACTTTCAATATTCCTAATTGTGAGTGTGAAGATTGTGGATTCATAGCTAAACAGCCATTTGAGGTATGCCCTAGATGTGGTAGTAAGAATGTAAGTCTGTGGGACAGAATCATAGGCTACCTTACTAAGATTAAGAATTGGTCTAAACCAAGAAGAGTAGAGCAAAAAACAAGAGTATATAATGCTGAAATACGTTGAAGTACAAGTAGGTTTTAGTGAAGTTCCTGAGGAGATAGCCTTATGTATAAACATAAGTGGTTGCCCCATACATTGTAAGGGGTGCCACTCTCCTCACCTTTGGAAAGATATAGGTAAGGAGCTTACCACAGAAGCATTGAAAACGCTCATAGCTAGAAACCCAGGAATTACATGTGTTGCCTTTATGGGAGGTGATACCAATCCTGATGAGATAGAAACTTTAGCTAAGTGGGTAAAAAATAAAACTGGATTAAAAGTATGTTGGTATAGCGGAAGAAGGACTCTTACTCTTAATAATAATTTTGTGATAGCTTATGACTATTTCGATTATATTAAGGTAGGACCTTATGAGGAAGATAAAGGAGGTCTTAATGAGCCAACTACTAATCAAAGATTTTACAAAGTTAAGCATGTGTGGGAAAATGATTTGGCATTTAACATGCTTGAAGATATAACATTTAAATTTCAAAGAAAATGAAACAAATAATAAAAGTAAAAGTATTGACTGAAGGATGTCTTCCTGAAATAACACAGGATGGGGATTGGATTGACCTTAGAGCTGCTGAAGACCTTCATATTGAGGCTCCTTATGCAGTATCTAGGACTAGAAAAGGTGGAGAAAGTTCTAGGAAGGTAATGTTTACACATAAGTATATACCTTTGGGAGTAGCTATGCAGCTTCCTGCAGGTATGGAAGCAGTAGTAGCTCCTAGAAGTTCTTCTATAAAGAACTTTCACTTTATTCAGCCTAATTCTCCTGCTGTAATAGACTGTTCTTATTGTGGTGATAATGACCAGTGGTATGGCTCAATTCTGTGTGTAGGGGATGTTGATATAAAGAAGGGAGATAGAATCTGTCAGTTTAGGATTCAGCTGTCACAGAAGGCAACAGTAGCACAGAAGTTAAAGTGGCTGCTCTCAGATGGTGTTGAAATTAAGGTTGTAAATTCTCTGGATAATCCTAACAGAGGAGGACTGGGACATAGTGGAATACAGTAATGGAAATTTTATTTAAGTTTGCAATAATTATATTAGGAGTGTATTTATTGGCCTGTCTTCTGAATAAGATAGAAGATTATTATAAGAATAAATCCTTAATTAAGTTGTCATTTGCTACTACTTTGGAAGAACTTAATCTTCCAATAGTCACTTTGATGAATAATGGCCAAAGTTTTAATTTCCTTGTAGATACAGGAGCCTCAGTGTCCATAATAGATTCTAAGGCTTTAAATGCTCTAAAGCATACGAAGTTGTCTAAAGAAGGAACCTCTTATGGAATTGATGGTAATATTATTAATTCCTCTTATGTTAAAGTTGATTTATTTTACAAAGATGTTAAATTCTCAGAAGAATTTCAAGTATTAAGAATGAACGCTTTTGATAATATACAAGAGGCTAATCATATCAGTCTTGTAGGAATACTTGGAAGCTCCTTCTTGAATGAGAATAAATTTACTGTAAATTTCGAGGAATTAATGCTAGTTTTTAATAAAAATATCTCTAAATAAAAATTAAGAAATGATATTTTTAGTAACTAGACAACAAGAACTATTTGACTCTGATATTTATAAAGTAATAGGAGTAGAGGAGAGTTTATCTCTTCTCTCTCCTCTTACTATTGTCGGAGTAGATACTGAGACCAGTGGATTAGACTGCCATAAGGATACTTTACTTTCTCTTCAGTTAGGTTGCTATGATTTTCAAGTTGTTATAGACTGCAAGACTATTGACATACAACTATATAAAGAGTACTTAGAATCAGACCGTTTACTCCTTTTTTGGAATGCTCGGTTTGATTTAAAATGGCTTTATAAGTATGGTATTGTGCCTAGAAGAGTGTATGATGGTTTCTTGGCTGAGAAAGTCATGTGGCTTGGCTATCCTATAATATTGTCTCCTGAGAAATGGGAAACAACCAGAAATCCACGATATGATTATGTTCCTGCTGACCCTAAAAGGAAGACTAATGCTTATTATAAATTGCAGATGAACCTCAAGAAAGCAGGAGAAATGTATATAAATGTGGAACTGGACAAGTCTATCAGAGGGCAGATTATCTATAAAGGATTAGTAGGAGAGACCATTGAGTATGCGGCTTTAGATGTAAAGTATCTTGAAAGAATCAAAGAAGAGCAGTATAAGCTCTTAGTAAGAGGAGGCTATATTACGGCAGTTGATTATGTAAACAGGTTTGTATTGTCTCTTGCATATATGGAGTTTTGTGGAATAAAGCTTGATGAAGACAAGTGGGAGAAAAAGATGGAGAAAGACCGAGTAAAGTTAGATGAATGTAAATCTAAGTTAGATGCTTGGCTGATTGAAAACATGCCTGATTCTCCTTATGTCTATATTAACAGGCAAGGCGACTTGTTTACTGGATTTGATACTACTCCTCAGGTTTCTATAAATTGGAAAAGCTCCAAACAGGTTATTCCTGTGTTTAAACACTTTGGGGTTGATGTAACTGTTATAGACAGGGATACTAAGAAGGACAAGGACAGTATAGATGCTAAGGTGTTGGCTCCTCAGAAAGACAAGTGCAGTCTTATTCCTTTGTATATTAAATATAAGGAAATGGAGAAACTCTGTAGTACTTATGGAGCGAATTTTCTCAAGCAGATAAATAAGGACACAGGAAGACTGTATACTAATTATAATCCATTAGGAACTGATACTTGCAGAATAAGTTCAGGAGGAAAGGATAAAGCAAACAGGATAGAGTATATTAATATGCTCAATCTTCCTGCTGATGCTGAAACCAGAGCTTGCTTTGTGGCTGAAAAAGGTAATAAGTGGATTAGTATAGACTATTCTGGACAAGAAAGCTTTATTATGGCTGACATGGCTAATGATAAAGCTATGATTAATGAGCTTACCTATGGAGAGAAAGACCTTCATACTCTGACTGCAAAGATTGTATTTCCTGAGATTCCTAAGGATATGCCTGTTAAAGAAGTAAAGAAGAAGTTTCATGATGAAAGACAGAAGGCTAAAGGCTATGAGTTTGCATTTAACAAAATCACTATATTTATATAACAAATTAACTTAAACTGTTGTGTATCCTAGATATTTGTCGTATCTTTGCATTTAACAAAAATTAGCTAGATATGAGAAATATTGAAAATTACATTAAAAACAGGGAAAATCCTTTTATGTGTTTGAGTCCTGAAGCAAAGTATTGGATTGGCTATATATTTGCTGATGGGCATCTTACTTTTAACACAAAAAACAGATGTTATTCTATAAGTCTATTTTCAAAGAATGAGGATATTCTTAGACAGTTCCAAAGCTTTATAGGAAATAAAGCTCACTTTTATAAAAGACCTACAGGAATATGTCAAGTAATATACAGTTCAAAACCAGTAACAAAATGGTTTATGGACACTTTTAACATTCCTCAGAATAAAGCATTAGTACTTGACCCAAGTATAGAGATTGATTGGGATATACTACATGGATATTTTGATGGGGATGGATGTGTAAGACTTAGTAAGTATAAGAACAGGTGGAATAGATATGAAGCTATGTTTACTACAGGGTCATTAAAATGGGCTAATAGAATTATGGATTTTTTAGAAAAGGAGGGCATACAAACAAGTATAAGAAATAAGGGTAATGCTTATGATGTTATAATACGTGGAAAAGCAAATTTATCTTACTTATACAAGGGAATGTATAATTCCAATACAAGTAAATTAAGTTATAAATATAAGAAATTAGATGCCTTAGTTGGTAACAACTATGAAAAATCGGGTGAATTGCTGGAAGGGTGAGATTCTTAATCAGCAGCCGAGCTAAGCTTAGGATAAAGGAGCTTAGAAGGTTCAGAGACTAGAGAGATGAGCCTAACAATAATTCTCTCCAAGAGTGCCCGACTCCATATTTATGGATGAAGATATAGTCCGACCTTGCTTTAAATGAAGAGCAAGAACTGTAGGATAAAGAGCCTACAGGGTAACAGAGTGTAATTACGCTGGCAATGCCTCAACCATTCAAAGGAACTTTGGTCTTACTGAACAAAGAGCTAATGAGATTTATGATAGCTACATGAAAGGCTTTAATGGTCTTAAAAGGTATATTGAATGGAGAAAGAAAGACTGGTGGGAGAAAGGTTACGTTAATCTTAACCCTATAGCAGGCTTTAAGTATCATATATATGACTATGAATATCTTAAGTCTGTCCAGCAATCTTTTAAGGAACCTGGATTTTGGGACCACTATAGGGAAATGAAAGCTGCAGACCCTAATAGCTATACTGTACAGAAAGTCAGAGAGTACTTTAAAAAGAGGTCTGACTATGACAGGCAAAGTGTCAATTATCCTATTCAGCACACAGGAGCTTTGTGTTATATGGTCAGTATGGTAAACTTCTTTGAGTATCTCAGAAAGCACAATCTCTTATTTAAGGTTCTTATTACTGTAACTCCTTATGATGAGATAAACTGTGAGGCTCCTGAAGCTATAGCAGAAACTGTTGCTGAAGACTTACATAAGATAATGGTAGATGCTGGAGCTTTTTATGTCAAAAGATGTAAGTTAGATGCAGAAGTAAGTAGGAATGATGATGGTACTCTTCCTGAGTGTTGGGTACATTAATTAAAAAATAGTATGGAAAACAAAGTTGATAACGTAAATCATCCTTCACACTACACTACAGGACTTCCTACTCTAGTGGTACAGTGTGGTAAGTGTGGAACTACTCTGATAAAAGAAATTGAATGCATTGATGTCATAAGAGACATGCCTGCTTGGAAAGGCAATGTTATTAAATATACATGGAGGGCAGGTTTAAAGAAAGATGCTGCTATGGAAGACATAGACAAGGAAATTGAAGACCTAGAGAAAGCCCAATGGTATTTAAGAGACAGAGTAAAACAACTAAAATTAAAGAAACTAATAGAAAATGGGAATAAAAGTAACGAATCCTAAATCAAAAATGCCTAGAGCTCTTAAGCTTGCTAGTGCTATAGCTTCCTATTTGTTTGAGGAAGAATATGAGGAGTGTAGGCATATGAGGGAAAGTGAAAAGGAAGCTCTCAGAAAAGCACAGAATGCTTTAATCAGAGCCTCTAACCGAACATGTAAATAATGAAACAATGGACACATACTGAATTTTGTAAGATGGCTGAAAAGAATGGCTTCTATTATATGAGACATAATGGGAGCCATTCTATTTATGTTAATAAAGAAGGTCGTCATATGAGTATTCCTCACAATCTGTCATGTGTCATTGCTAGAAGATTAATTCGTGAAAACAATTTAAATATAAACTTAAAACGAAATAGATATGTATAATAATTATGATTACCCTATTGGAGCTGATACTCCTAATGCTCCTTGGAATAAAAAACCTGTACCAAAACGGAGTTTTGATGTATTTATAAGTCAGACTCTGAGCAAGAGTACACAAGTGGTAACTGATGATTATGTTCTAGAAGATGACGATATACATGCAGATACTTCAGATACAGAGTGGGCAACTGCCTATAGTGGGGAGCATTATACTCCACTTGAGTTGATAGAGGCTTTTAAAGACTATCTTCAAAAGCATCTTCCAGACCCAATTACTAATTTACGAGAATTCAAAAAAGTCAAAAAGCTTATAGCAGAATGTGAGAATTGGGTTGAAGATGACTTGGAAATAATGGAAGAATAATAACAATCTATAAAAATTATAGTTAATTATGAAAGTACAAGAATTGATTGATTTAATTAATAATACTGAATTATATAGCCTATGGGATGCAGGTGACTTAATTAATGGTAGAGCCACAAGAGAGGATTCAGGCCAAGACTTAAGTGAGCATAGGTGGTTTAGTATTGCGACAGATATTTATAAATGTGAAGATGGATTTGTTGGTGTACGGGGAGCATATCAAAGTTTTTCAGAAAGCCAGACATGGAGTGATATTGATGTTCTTTGCACAGCAACAGAGTACAAAGCTGTTCCTACCATAAAGTATGTACCTAAAGTATAAAAAATGACATACAAGATAATCAAATGTTGGATTGGATTATGTTACAGCCATTTAGGAAATGAAGTTATTAAAACAGGGCTATCTTGGCAAGAAGCTTATGAAATGGTACAAACATTAAATCAGACATATTTTAGTGCAAGATATTGGTTTACTAATGATACTGAAATCATTAAAAAATATAGTTAAAAATAATTAAAGTAAGTAATATGAAGCTTATAATGTATTTATTGAGATGGCAGTTATCAACTCCAATACTTTCTGCTGTAATTTATTTCACCATAGATAAATGGGGAAATTTAGTAAGTACAATGCTTGCTAACCTTATTGGAGGTTTAATGTTTTATAAAATAGATAAGTTAATTTTCAAGAGGTAGAAGTTATGGGAGGACTGATTATGATAGACAACTTTGAACTTATTGAGCCTTTATTTTATTTCAACGAGGCTAATGATATGTTCTTCTTTCTTCAGATAGTGGCTAGAGCAAAAGACCACAAAGGAGAGGAGAAGAAGGTTAAGGAGAAGGCTATTAAAACCTACTTTGTCACTAGTAGAGAACATCTTAAATCTATTAAGGATGAGGTTATTATGCTGTGTGAACATTATGGTGCTAGAGCTTATATCAATGTATCTGGTAAGGACTTCTACAAACTTCAGAGAGACATGCTATGTAAGTTAGCTGAGTATAATGTTACTGATACCATTGTAAATCCATTCAGGATGGTTAATAGGATTGCAGGAGCTTGTAAGTCTAGAGCGCCAAGGTGGATTATAGACATAGATGATGCTTCTCTGGAAGGCTCAATACTAGAGTGGCTAACTAACTACTTTGAGGGTGAGCATTATCTTTGGGCTACCATACCTACTGTACAAGGTAAACACCTTATCACAAGGCCATTTAATTTGAAGCAATTTCAAGAAACATTTCCTGATGTAGATGTTCATAAAAATTCAATGGGTACATTACTTTATTTTCCAAATAAAAATAATGAAAATAACAATTAAAGACATAGAAGGTTGTTTAACTAATATAGTTAAAAATTCTATGTATAAAATAAATAAAGGTATTGGTACTTCTCATGATAAATGGGTAGTAAAAAACATAAAACTTAATTAAGCATTTATAAATTATGAAACAGATTGAAGAGACTTATACACAACAATATACTAAAACAAAGTATCAGGCATTTGATGGTGAGAAATTTGACACAGCAGAGGAGTGTCAGAAGTATGAGAATAGTGCTGCTGGAGTACTGCTTGGAAAGATAGACGACTTTACAGTGAAAAAAGATTGTACCTTTGAGCCTGATGACAGTGATGAAAATAAGTATAAGGCAGTAATTCCAAGAAACCAGCATGATATAGATGTACTTAACCAGCTCTGGAAATTGTACAGAGGAAGAAATGAAGAGAATTTAAAGTTTGATGGAACTTATATTAGGAGTCTTATTTTCATAGGCTATAGATTTGATTACAGTAATCCAGGGGAACTTGATTGGGTATGGTTCTATGACATAAAAAGTATAGTAAAGTATGCCTGTGGAGATAAATATACAGCACAGCTTGTAGAGAATAATGAGGATTAATATTAATTGTTGTGGGTGCTTGATACTCCTATGGATTGTTCTGTTAGGAGTATTGAGCATCGTAGTTACTTATGCTTTAATAAGAAGTATATTATGAATAGAGATGAAATACTTAGTGCTTTAAGTACATTGGCTAAGTCTCAAGGGTCTTACGCCAGACTATATAACCAACTTTCTGATGGCTCTGAAGATGCTGAAAAATTCCTTACTCTCATGGAATCTCAAGGATTTAATGATGTCGTAGATATGATAATGTGGTTTGAGGAATGAAAAGAACAACTGTTTCATTTAGAGGTAAAGAATACCCCATCATAGAGTTTACTAACTCTGATGGTAATACTGACTATATTGCCGAAGAATCCTTATGGAATGCTTTAAAGGATGGCTATTATAACGGTGATAAGGAATGTGAGAGAATTGACAACATGATATTTTATTTCTTCCCTAATGGGACCTTTGAGGAAACTGATGAATTTATAGAATGCTTGATAAAAAGTATACAGTAGAACTGTGCCCTCATTGTAGTCAGGAAGTAAAGATTAAGGCTGTTGAAAGACTTTTGCAAGCCTGTCCTAATTGTGGGAGGCTTATTTACCCCTGCTCACTATGTGATTTAGAAAAGTCAGTATGTTGGAATTGCAACAAATAATGAAAGTATTAATAATTGTAGGAATTGCCATTATAGCTATAATAGCTATGTTTATTTGGGCATATTATGAAGAGAAGAAAGCTTTTAATAATGGTATATGCCCTCATTGTGGGCACCCATTAAAGTTTGTAACAAAAGATTCACATGGAGGTAAAATGTATCAATGTCCAAGATGCAGATACACCGTTTGGATTTCTTATTTTAAATAGTTATGGAAAAGTACGATTATTATGAAGAAGTAAAAAAGGATGCCATAGAGTACATTAAAGACAATGATATTATAGTTTCAGAAGATAATATAGATGATTTTAGAGATGGTTCTCTATATGATGCTATGTTTGTCAGTGATTCTGTTACAGGTAATGGTTCTGGAAGCTATACCTTTAGTACATGGAAAGCAGAGGAATATATATGCCATAATCTTGACCTCTTTGCTGAGGCAATGGAAGATTTTGGATATACAGACATTCCTTTGGATAAAGTATGTAGTGCAGAATATATAGATGTTACTATAAGATGCTATATACTATCACAAGTATTAGATAATGTTTTAGAAGAATTAATGGAGGATAATAATGAAACTGATTGAATCAAAAGCAGAATATATACCACAGACTGA